CGACGCATTGAAAACTGCTACTGAGACGATCAGGGGGGCAGCTGACGAATTGTGGACCAAAGGTATCCACTACCAGGATAAGTTAAGGTCTGTTGACAAGAAGGGACAACCAAAACAAAAAAACCATAACCACTCGACTGTAACCTAGCGATAACTAAGAACAAGCGGATTATAAAATCCGCTTGTTTTTTTTTTCATTTTGTATGGTTAATTATATATGATTTTTGAGCAATCATACTAACGTATATCTATAGGAGGAGAGAAATGATCTGGACAGATCATACTGGTGAGAAAGCGAAAATGAAATGTGGAGTAGATTGTACTATCACTAAATATAATAACTTCAACGATATAGAAGTTCAGTTTGAAACTGGTGAGATCGTCGAATCACGATACGATCAGTTTAGAGAAGGCGGAATACTGTGTCCGAGTGTCGGCAGAAATTCAAATCTTCGCCATAATCATGTCGGCGAAAGAAACAAGATGAAGTGCGGGAAATGGTGTACTATTACAAAGTATACTAATAATATTAACATCGATGTTACGTTTGATAGTGGCGAAGTCGTTACTCATAAGACATATCAGATGTTCCGTAAGGGTGGTATTTTATGCCCAGGTTCGCGTTTATCTCTTTATAAAGGAGATAATAGAATAGGTGAAAGACATCAGATGAAAACTGGTCTATGGTTAACTATAACTGGTTACGAAAATGCATTGAACGTGATAGTTAAGTTTGGTAACGGGTGTGTTAGAGAACACTTAGATTACAGACAGATCGCTGTTGCCAGAGATGTGCTGTGCCCTATGTTAGTCGAACCGACAGACGAACCAGACGTTGTTAAAGTTAGTAATCCGAATTTATCTGGTAAGAGTTACTATCAGGCTATAATGAATAAGGAAGACGTTGATCTTTTAGGTGATTATCTGTGGGGGCTTGATGGTGGTGGCTATATGTTTTGTAAGGTCGGCGGTAAATCGGTTAAATTACATAGGGAAGTGTTACTAAACGTTGATCCTAACGGAGTTTCGGATAAAGTCGACCATATAAATCGGAACAGGCTCGATAATAGACGCTGTAATCTTAGATGGGCGACCCACCTTCAAAACGTATTAAATAGTTCGTTGCCTGTAAATAATACAACGGGTTATAGAGGTGTCTCGTTCGACTCAGCAACAGGTAAATGGGTTGCAAGGTTTAATCATCGTACAGTCGGTCGTATAAGGCTTGGTTATTATGATACAAAAGAAGAGGCGGCTCGAGCTTATGATGAAGGAACGTTCAAGTATAGAGATCCTATCGATATACCGTTCTGTCCGTTAAATCTCTCAAATACAATATTTGTTATACATTTTAAAGAAAAACCTGTATATATAAAAACGTATGAATCAGTTTATATAAATGGTAATAAATATTTGTTTATAGGAGAGAAGAATGTTGGCGATTTTATACCGTCAAATCATCTCCCGTGTTTGTTTGTAAATGGTGGAAAACTTTTTCGGAAAAGGAGATGATATGCGTTATAGTATAGAGGACGTACCGCCTAAATCGACAGGGATGTCATTGAAGAAGTTTTGGAAACTGAAGATGGTTGAAACTCTGAAGGGGGTCTATGGGGATACTCTGAAGGAAGCGGATATAGAGATCTATTTGAATAAAGCGTTGGCAATGTCAAAAAGTCCACTGGCTTTATTGAGAAACAACTACACAGAAAAAAGCCAGGATATTTACCTTGACGAGATACTGAAATCTGTTAAGATGAACGACATTAATATTACAGCTAATGGAACGTACTATGTTAGACAGAGTGTTAAGAAAGGTGAGATTGGTGAATTATTAGTTAGTTGGTTAAAACGACGGTCAGAGGTTAAGAAATTAGCCCTAAAGGCCGAGAGAGAGGGTGACTTCACTAAAGCCCGCAAATACGATAACTTATCGGACAATTATAAACAATATAATAACAGCAGTTACGGGATAGCCAGCATGAACGGCAGTATACTCTACTCACCGGATAGCGCATCATCAATAACTGCTCAAGCAAGAGAGCTCATATCAGAAGCGTCATGGGGATTAGAGAAATTTCTAGGATCCAATCTGTGTTTTGATAGTCTAAATGAAATGTTTGCATGCATCAATGAAGTAACTCGAGTTACTTTAAATGAAGAGTTGATAAAGAAATATAACATCAAGATACCAACTAAGGCAATGATTAATGAGAGAATGGTAGAGTATATCAGCTATCTTCCGGATGTTTATAGAGATAAGATAAGTACAACAGCTATAGATCTGTTAATAAACAATATAGCTAAAGATAAAAATAAAGCTATAAATTTTTATTACAGAAACAATCTACTAAAGTTCTTTGATACAAATCAGAAGGTTATGGATATAGTTGACTGGTTTGTGTCTCAGAATGAATCATTCCAATCTCCATTTATATCAGAGATGGAGAAGGATGAGTCAAAGGTCTATATAGAACCTTTACAGGAATTGAATAATCTCTGTATGGAATTTGTTATATTTGTTAGCCCAACCCATAACAGAGTAGATAAGTATATCAATAGAAAACGCCGTATCATATTAGTATCTGATACAGATTCCGTCATAATTAGGTTAGATAAATGGATCAACTTTGTCAGTAAGAGAGGTAAGATCCATTTTGATACGTTTTATGACGAGAAACAAGTTTTCAAAGTAGCCAATATTATGAGCTTCATAGCAACTGAAGTAGTATGCCTGATGGCTCGTAATATGACTAAGGACTGTTATGTTGAAGAATCTTACAGAGAAAGAATAGCTCTTAAGAACGAATTCTTCTTTAAGAGCTTAATAGTATTTCCTAACGTTAAGAAGAATTATTCAGCATTAACAACTCTTAGAGAAGGTGTTAAAGTTAATAAATTCAGTAATACCGGTTCAGCGCTTACAGGTAGCAACAACAATCCTTTTGTTATTAAATGGATCGATGATATAATCTATGAGGAGATTCATACTGTTAAGGATATTAATTTAACACGGATAATGAAGAGGGTTTACGATTTGGAAGACCATATCCGTAATGCTTTAACAGTAGAACAGAATCTGACATTTGCTCGTACTGTTTCTTATAGAAACAATGAAGGTAAAGTAAATATGTGGTTAAATGTTGTCATAAGGGGTGTTGAGTTATGGAACCACATCTATCCAGAGAATAAGATAGAAAAATACAACAAGGTCTATTTACTAAGTACAAAATTAAAGACAGAGAACGATCTGCATCTAGTTGAAGATCCTGTCATGAGAGAATACTTAATGGAAAAAGTATTCCGTAATCCAGTTAGTAACGAAGCAAAGAAATTTGGGTTAGGTTCTATAGCTTTACCGATTACGATGACAAAATATCCAGCCTGGATGGCTCCGATAATAGATGTGGATAAGATAGTTGAAACACACTTACAACCTATGGTGTCAATATTACCAGCAACAGGAATCTACATCAATAGATTTACATCTAATAGGACTAATGTAAGCAGCATGATTTACATATAAACAAACATATTGTCACTTACTTAAAATTTAGTAATGATTATATATAAGTGAGTGACCAAAAACCTTTCAAGGAGGAAATTATGTTTGTTTATGCATATGCGCCTGAGAATAGTGTGTATAGTGAAATAGAGATGAGGGTGCTTAAGAAAAGTAAAAAGCACCCCATCGCTTTTAGTCCAGATATAATAAAAGCTTACAGAGAAATCATTGTCGACATAGCTCCGGAAGGATTAGATAAGTTAAAAGAGATACAAGCTTACACTTATTCTTTAAGAGCTACAGTAATTAATCGGTCGGTTATCCGAATGGATCCTAATAACCCGAATATCGTTTATACAGTGAAAGCTGTGTATAACGGTTACTTGGACGTAGACAGAAGTTGCGTCAAAGATAGGAGTGGTAATCTGTGTCTTAGGGAATCGGATATTGAGTGGGGGACATTCAAACCTGCTAATGCGTATAGTGTTTACGTCAGTAGAGATTTGGTAAGACATACTTCTCAGGTGTACAGGTTGGTGATATTTGACGCTTGGAATATGAATTATCTCAAGAGAGTAAGTCCTACTGCCGGGTTTCTAGACGGAATATTTGCCGAGACGTTCCATAGTCAATACGATTTAGACAGTATCACCAAGATGACAGCTTTACCAGGTACTGGAATAGACCATAAAATGAATGTCGAAATGGTAATTCCAGAACCACAGTACTATACCCCTCTACACAGCTACATTCATACCGGTAAGTTCTGTATGGATGATGCTATTAGACTTCCTGTAAAGGATAACTTACTTGACAAAAATAGTAAGATATCACTTATGAATCATCAGTTGATAAGTGATACAATCCAGTATTTTGGGAAGAATGGTGAGAGAGTATACCCTGAGAATGGGCATGTATACTTTTTGCAGATCAGGTGGGCGATGGAGCAAGCTCTGAAGTTCATTATCACAGAGTTTATGCGACATCAGGTTAAGACTCTTTGGTTTACTTATGATTCGGAGAGGTTGATGTTTGGTGTAATGAATAATGTTGAGAATTCATTCATGAACACGACGCCTGATCTGTATGAGTCGTTAGTAAACAGATTGATTGGTAGATCTTTTGAAGTTAGAGACCATCGAATTGAAGAAAATTTCGAAGAGATTCACAAGATGTTTGGTCCATTTCAACTCGACTGTCAGATAACTGACTGTATCATCCGGGCTAAGATAAGATTTAATAAAGAGTATAGAAAGACCGGGATATATGGGGTTGATTTCAGTACAAGCGTTCACGATTTGATTGCGTTCTCTAACGATTTTATGATTGAAGTAAATCAACCGTTTAAAATCCTATAACCAATAACAGGAGTTGTGAAATGAACGATAAGAATAACAAACCGTTCTCAGTTGGTGTGTCCATCGAAACCCCATATTTCAATGCGGATGGTGGGACTGGGTTTAACTTGAGCTCATTTGCTGGTAGATTACAGTTTGGATTCTGGGAGAAAGGGAAGACTGTGACAGATGATAATAGGCTCTCCCTCAACCCGTCTCAGGTTTATACACTGTACATGAATCTGAAGAACCAGCTCACAGCCAGGCAAACCGCTTGGATGCACGGTGGTGCTGAGAGCTACACCGATTTCAAGTTACCGTTTGTGATAAGCGGTGTTGTAGACAACCAGAACAAGGTGTTTGGTGAGATGTTGTTCAGTACTGTGCCTGTTAATGGTATAAAGAGGGTACAGGTTTCGTTGATGCGTAACGGGACTCAATCAACAGTTGTTCTCTGTGACAAGGGTGGTTGTGTCACTTCTGGGAAATCGGCTGTTGATGAAGCTGAGGGTTCATTCGCCAGGCTTGTAAACGATCTTGAAGCGTGGTTGTGGAATACATGGAATTTTGGAGGGTTCAGTAAGGTTGTTTCGACTATCACCGGTGGGGGCAAAGGGGGACATAGCACACCGTCACAGCAACGTAGTGCAGCTAGTGACGATGGTGATACTCCGTGGTAACACGGATAATTAAAAGGAGAGATGAAAGTCTCTCCTTTTTTTTTCTTTAGATAGGAGAAGATGAATGGCATCCGAAAAAAGAATAGAAGAGATTATAGAGGCCGGACAAAGAGCAATATGGAGTAAGAGCCAAAAACCATGGAACAAAATAAAACCAGATCCAAGGGATAGTACACTGAGACAATTACTGGCATGTCTCAAAGAGGAAGTCGATGAATTAGAAGAAGCTATTAACGAATTACCTTTAGATGATTTGGAAATAGATAAGGAAGAGAGTGTCAAAGAGTCCATAGCAAAACATATAACATGGAGCGATATATTGAAGGATAAAAAGTATCGCCCGAAGATAGATCATATTATATCCGAAGTCGGTGATGTCGGATTTTATGCGTCTATGATGGCGGATTGGGTCCAGAGGACAGATATGGAGAAGATAAATTATGATCATACCAAAAGATATCGTGGAGAAGTTTGAGAAACTTATAGGCGACGAAGAGGAAGTTACATTTCAAAATACTTTTATCAAAGGTAAAGAGTATAGAGAGATGGAGAAGATTACCTCCGATTACTCTAAAAAGAAGAAAAACGTATTAGTATTCTGGGATGATATACTGCAGTTTACTACATTGGGGTTAGTTGATTGTCTGATGGATTACTTTAAGGTAGATGAGAGTGTAGATTTTGATCTGAGAAATTACTTCTTTAGAGGTGTTGAGAACTCTAACTATATAACATTTACTATAAATGTGTTTAGAGAGTTGTTTCAGAAAGAGTTAACAGAGGACTTTATAAAAAAGTTCGAAAAGAAATATTATCCACTGATTCTACAGAAATCACCTGTGGCTGCAGCATATGGGACTTTTATAAAGATGTATCCTTTACATGCAGAGATGTTTATATGCTTCCGATATAACTTTGATGGATGTAGGGAACTATGCGAATCTATATTTAACCAGATTCCTATTAAGGCCGGTATGTCCATGAAGTTCGGATTTCTTGAGGAACACAATGGTGATGAGTATGAGTTCATGATGAAGAATGGGGAAAGATATGATATAATCATGATCCAGGACTTATCTAAAGCTTTCAGATATCTAGACGATATAGACAACGAGAAAGAGAGGATTCTGATGGCCCCGCATATCCATAATGGGGTTCATGAGGATTATTTCGCTATTCTATATGAGATGACGAGAAATGTGAGGGTTGGACCGTTTAAAAGCACCTTATGTTTATTCAGGGATAAGCCATATTCTGATGAGTTGGGGTAAGAACATACCCCAAAACATCCTAGTAGGGTGGATTACTGGCTATTTTTTCATAGAAGGAGCATATTTCATGCTTACTTACGATATACTTGAGGTAGATGATGCCCTTATCGCCAATGAGGGGATGATGGAGGTTACGTCGTCTAAACTGTTCTTGAATGGTATAGATCCAGATCCGAATGGACTAGCATCTTATGACATATTTGGTGTTCCGGGCACTGAAGCCCGGAAGAAACGGTTCGGGTATATTAAATTGAACTGTACAATTATCCATCCTCACGTTCATAATGATTTAAAGTCGTGTCAGAGGTTGTTTGATGACGTCATATATGGTCGTGAGAAGGCTTACATACACAACGGACAACTGATAAAGTATGTTGAGGGTGAACCAAGTCATGGGGATGTTGGTACTGGCGTTAAGTTCTTGAAAAGGAATTGGAAGTTACTAAATTTCAATGAGCCGGATGCTGTAGGAGATAGACGTAACAGATTACGTTTTATCAGATCTCTGACTGAGAAACAGATATTCGTTGACAAGATATTAGTTCTACCGGCTTATTATAGAGACGTGGATATGAGAAGTGGCGCTAAGAAAAATGAGTGGGAAGGAGTTTATGTTAGACTTATAAACTTAGCTAACACCTTGAGCAGTAATACAGATTTATTTGCATTGATGGATGATGGAGTTTCAGATGTCGAAAGACAGATAATAGATGTAGTCGGTGAGATGTATGAGACTATAATATCCATGTTCGGTAGACGTAAAGGATTTATGCACAAGTACGTTATGGGTAAAACTATTGACTATAGTGCAAGACTTGTTATAAGTGGACCTAATACACTATCTGCTAATAAACCTAGTGAAATGCCTACACAGTTTGATAGAAGTTTAGTCCCATTACATGTTGTAGCAAAGTGTTTTACACCTTATATGATAAATCGTATAAGAGCGCTGATAACTGATTTTATGTCCGGTTATGATTATGTAGCAGATCTATCTGGCGGAACTAAGAAAGATGGATTGTGTGCATTTAAAGATATGTACGATAGAGCTAGTAGAGGTAAGGAACAGCAACCTGAGAGAGTTGTACAGAGAGAGTTAGCGTCTGATTGGAGATCTGTTCTTAGTGCAAAGAATATTGAGAAAATGATAGAACTCTATCATGAATCGCAAGAGCATAGATTAGACATATTTAAACTTCCTGCTGCTGACGGAACTGAAGTACCAATGACGATCTATTGCAACGAGGATGTAGAAGACAATACTGAGACCTCTTTCACAGATCTAAAAAAATATAAGGGGTTTTTAGCACCACTTAGATTAGTTCAACTCTTCTATATTGCAGCGAAAGATATAGTACAAGATAAACATGTACTCATAACCAGATTTCCTATACAAGATCAGAATAATACTTATCCGTCGAAGATTAATATAATGGCGTATAAGAATACTAAAAGATTATTGGTTGGTGATACTGTTTATAATGATTTTCCTGTAGTGGATTATGAGAATGATATTAAGAAAATATCTTCCATGTTCTCTGATTCTTTGACGTTGTGCGCTGCCTATCTTGAATCTTTAGGTGGCGATTATGATGGTGATCAGGTTTCACTCATACCATTATTTACTAGAGAAGCTAATGCTGATGCCGATAAATTTATACGTAGTCGGGCTAACTTAGCTGGTATTAGTGGTGGTACTATAAAGAGTCTTGGAAAGTTATATCAGCAAACTATTTACTGTTTAACTAATTAACGAGGTAAAGATGAATACCATCAAAGGTAATGCGGTTGATAATAAAATAGACGAGGGGACTAAAGATGCGCTCGACACTATAGGCGCATCTTTATACGGTTTATCCCCAGAGTTTGTTAGAAATGAAGGGAAGTTAATAGATAATATACGAAAGACTCTATCACAGAAGATAGAGAGTCAGAATGGTGAAAAGAGTAATGGTGTTGGTGGTGACCAATCTAACGTTGGTGAGTATGTCACTATAATGACTAAGCTTAATACATTTCGTGAGAAACGGGATCTGATAGATTCTATTAAGAATGGGGCATATTATACCAACCCTTCAGGATCTTATGAAATAACTGACGAGAATAGAAACAATACTTCATCTGACAATCAGTTGATGAATATTGCTGCTGTCGAGGATATTGCTGGGCTTTATCATGCTCACTTCTCTTTGATGCCTGAGTATGCTAAAGCTTGCCAATTGATTCCTGAGTTAGACAAGGCAGTGAATACTATAGTTAGAGATATAATAAACGCGGATGAAGTCACATATAGATTCTTAAATAACTTCTACACAGATAATGATAAGGATAGGCAAGATGAGATAGAAGAAAAAATTAAGGATCTACTTGATGAATATGATCTTGAGAATAAACTTAGAAAATGGATAAAGGATGCTGAGGTGATGGGGGCTAAACCCGTCACCGTACTTCCTCTGGATGACGTCATAGTTGGGTTAAATAGATCTATAAAAGACGGTGTAATACATGACAGTAGTACTGAAGATGAGGATATATACGTAACTGAAAGTGATATGTTAAAACCGAACCCAATACCCGTCAGTACTATTAAACAGTATAAGAAGATACAGGATATAAAGAATGGGACTACAACTTCAACAGAAGATATGGAGTTTGCAAAGAGTTCCAGAGGAAAAATCGAGAGAACAGTAGAGAACTTCACAAGAGATATTATTACACCAGATCTAGTAGATGAGTATTGTCGTTTGTGTAATGAGGAGTGGTTGGATGAAATTAAGTATGAGAAGAAAAAGTTAGCTGGAGATCGTAATAAGTACGATACATTTGTTAAATCCGTAGAAGAGTTCGAGAAGAAACTGAACTCGGTTGATATTGATGAGAAGTATTCCAGTATCTCTAAAGAGATGCAAGATATGGTATTTTTCATCAATAGTTTCATAGAAGTTGTTGACGAGAAGAAAGCTGCTAAATATCAATCTCTGAAATACTTACGGAAGAAGAAGTTTAGCAGTGAGAATGATGACGAAGAAGGTTATGACGATAGCGTTATAAGAGATTTTTATGGAGTAAAGGGTAGAGACGTCAATTTTAAATCACCGACTGATACGTCTAGAAAGGTAGTTGATGGTGAAATAGTAGACGCCAAGATCCAGGGCGTCCAGGTAGATATGACCGAAAAACCTGTTAATCTACAAGAGTTTAAGAAAGCTTTCAAGAATAAGAGAGCTATTCTAACAGAGTATGATCCGGAATATGTTATACCTGTTACTAACGATGCTGGAGAGCATATCGGATATTTCATAATGGAGTATGTCAGAATGAATGACGAGAACTTCTCTATAATAAAGAAGAATCGTGGATCTTTCTTAGACATACTTAGAAGATTAGGAATAACTGAAGATAAGGCTTTAGTATCCGGTAGTAGTACAATGATATCTGATACTATGGGACCCTATAATAGTGGCGTGTATTCGCCGATGACTATTTTATCTCCTATGTCTGTGAGTAATGTTAATGGACCACTTACTCCATTTGGATCAGGATTTAATAGTAGAAGGCTTAAACAGAAAAACGATTTGATTAAAACAATCTTTGTTAAGACTATAACGAAACGATTGAAAAAGAATCTCTGTGAAGATCTGGAAAAGAACGGAACGTTTCAGAGTTCATTATTCAATATCATTAGAGACGAGATGTTGTTTAAGAATAATGTACGTTTCACATTTATCCCAGAAGATCACGTTGTATACTTCAGTAGAGATTTAGATTCTCAAGGATTTCCTCTGAGTGTATTAGACGGAACTCTTTTCTATATTTATCTCTACATAACTTCTACTATGTCTTCTATAATGGCTAAAGTGATGAAGTCATCTAATAGTGAAGTTATGGAGATAAACGTTGGTATAGCGAAGAATATCAATGCAACTATAGAACAGATACAACAGTTCTCGTCTACAAGAAACGTTTCTTCTAGATCGTTGTTTGCCGGGACAGATTCTATCATAAGGACTATCGGGGCTTACAAGAGGATGATAGTTCCTGTAATTGATGGTGAGAAGTTGTATGATATATCTTCCATGGAACCTGTTAATGATGTAGAAGTAGATGATGAGTTCACTGATAAGCTTCTGAAGTCTATAATCATGAAGATAGGCTTACCGCCCACTCTCATGGATATGATGAGTCAGGATGAGTATGTTGCATCATTGACCCAGCATAGAATAGATTATCGGAATCTTATACTTGAGCGCGGTGTAAGATATGGTGGATTTGTTACTAAGTTGCTCCGTCTTATAGTCAACTACTCGGATATAAACCTCCAGAAAGAGGGTATGATCCAAGATGGAGTTACGGTTGTACAACAATCTGCGGAGGTAGTTGATCTTGATAAGATTGAGTTTAAGTTTGCTCCACCAAGATCTATAACCATCAATAAACTAAAGGATGAGATTGATCAGATCTCCCCATTAGTTGATGAGTTGATAAAGGTTAGATTCGGCGATCAAGATCCTGATGGTAACGAGTGGCCAATCATCAAGAATGAGGTTAGAAAAGAGCTTATTAAGTACTTCTCATCCTCGACTGACTGGGCTGAAATCGATGATATTATCGATATGGCCAAAGTCAACGGTGTCAAAACCTTCTCTGAGATGGCTAAACATAGTGTTCCGACTACTCCTGGTGACGAGGGTGATAAGAAACCTGAGGGTGTCGAGGAGGATGAGGAAGCTAATGCCGAGAAAGAGATGGACGACGACATGATGAAGGGCGATTTTGGTGGTGCCCCAGAGTAATAAATACTTTATAATAAGTGGTGCAACACCATAATCGGTGTTGCACCATCATTTTTCATCAAAAGGAAGGTTGAAATGAGTCAAAAAAACCACAATCATCACAACAATAACCAGCAAAACCAGAATAATAACCAAAAAAAGGCTGAAGTACAAGAAGGATCGATCAATACACAGCCAAAAGATATCCCTAGTTTAGCTACTATAAATGCTATAAACAAGTCGATAGCAGCCCAAAACGCTCAAAATGGGATTATCACTCCTGTAGAAGAGCCTGTAGGTCCTAAGGGGAAAGCCCCTGATACTATAGAAGTTGCTGAGGATACTACTGTAGTTGTAGATAAACCTGAAGACGATGTACCTTTAGATGGTGATGAAGAGGGCGTTGAGAAGCATACAGTAGTTGATCTTGATGAAGTTCCGGAGGATGTTGATATATCTGTCGAATCTGTCGACGATGATAAGAAAGAGGATGTTACTAAAACTGCTATTCCTCTTAAGCTTGGAAGATATGCTGGTAGTAAAAAGCTTAAAAATATAGCCAATATTACTTACGGTGTAACCTCTAAAGTAGAGACTTCGCCAGATTATCAATCGATGGTTTTAGATCAATTCGTTCAGAGTCGTAACGCTGATATAAGTGGTCCTAAGAGCATGACTCGTGTCGTTCTGCCTTATTCTGGCTTCTATTTTGATTTACTTTCATTAAGTAATGGTGAGCAACAGAATATCTATAGAACTACTGCCGAGTTATCTTATTTGGATAAAATTATATATGAACTTCAAGTTTTCTACGAACACATGAAGACCAACTCAATAAAGGCTGGAATATCTTTCGATGACTGGTTGATGGCTATCAGGTTACCCGACCTATGGGCCATCTATTGGGGGGTCTATAATAATCACTCGCCTGGCGAGAATGAATATAGATCGAAGTGTGACAAGTGTAATATTGACCTTGTCGATAAGAGGGATAATTATACAGGTATCACATTCGTATCAGAGGAATCGAAAGAAGACATTTCTCAAAATGATATAGATATGATACTTAGTATTCTTCCAAATGGTGCGGGTGCTGTTAAGATGGAAGATATACCCTCTTACAAAAAAGGATCGCAAATAGTTGAGAAAGAAGGCGTATTACCAGATTCTCGTATTAAGGTGTATTATGGTATGCCTTCTCTCTATGAGACAATTGAGTTCCTTCGTGTTTTAGCGAGTAAGGGAGAGAAAGATATTGACGAGCTTGTCAAAAGGGTAATTTACCCGATGCGACATCTCAGACTTGCAAGGTACTATATGTCTAATCAGGACTATGTATACGCTCTTTACTGTAAGTGTATGCTTTATGTCCGTAAGATATTAGCACCTGTAACTGAGAAAGTAGCTCCGAGACCTGGGGAAGATCCGAGTGCTGTTAAATTAAAAGCTACATATGTTGATGTGGATCGACCGATGATTCCTTTAGTATTAGATAATCTATCTAAGAAGGATGCTGTCGAACTATGTAAGGGAACTGAGATGAGAAAGTTATTGAACAAATCTGGTTTCCGTTTTGTAGTTAGAGATAGCGTCTGCCCGTCTTGTGGTACTAAACAAAGGAATCTAGAACTCGACATGCGGGATATGGTTTTTACTCGGGCAGCCCAAGATCTAAACTTTCTAATGGAACTTTAACCGAAGGTAAGGTGGCAGATGTTGGAGACGCATTTGCCACCGAAGTCGATTATATTCTAACACTATTCGAAGGTGCATTGACATATGGTGATATAATGGCAATGGACCGGGCTAGTCTAACATCACTTAGAAAAGCTCGACTCGAAAGTTTAAAGAATAGGCGTAAGTCCGCAGGTTCTATAGATAAGATAGTAGATGATTACACTAAGGGGATTAAAAAGAAATAACAACAACTACAAGGGAGAGAGAAAATATGAAACTTATAATCTTAGTTGAGGGCGTTAACTATGGCAAAAAGCGAAAAGATACAAACACCAATAACAGATTTTATCAACCGGACTGTGGCTAGCACCGGTATACCAGTCGAAAGTATTGCAAATTATCAAAGTTCTAAATCACTCGTAGCTCTTTTTAAGGTTGCACAATGTTATGAGGATGAGACTGGGAAGGCGATTACACCTAGTAACGTTACTAGTAACTCTAAAGGGGTTACTGCGACTTTCGGTCGAAAGGGTGTAAATATTCGTAAGATCGAGAAGTGTGTCGGATGTAGTGCCGTTAAGGCGTCTTTCAAAACAGACGATAAGAAAAATGTCTTAGTCATTAAAACGTAGAGAGGAAATTAATTATGACTGGTACTGGTGTGACGACGTGGTTCGATTGGGATAACCCGGGTAAAGATCAGGAAGAGAAAGATAATCTCAATCCACTAAATCATAGCAATATAGTGAGCAGTGGGAAATTTCATACGAATGTAAGTTTTGTATTATCAAAGATGGCCGAAAGTGTTGGTATGACATTAGGGCCTGGTGGAGGTTATACTATAATATCAGCTGTAGATAACACTACGCCAGTGTATCCGACAAAAGATGGTTACACAGTTGTAATGGAGTATAAGTTTAACGACCAAGTCAAATACTTCATTGCGGAAGTTATTAAAGATATCTCGAAGAGAATGAATCTGAATGTAGGCGATGGAACCACGTCTGGGTTACTTATTGCCAACAGCCTATATAATTTCTTAATGGAATACGATATCACGAAGAAGTATCCTGATATAGGATGCAAATTACCAGCCACTTCTATTAGACTGATACTGGAAGCTATTAGATCCGTATTAGTTGAGATGATCTCTAATGATCCAGATTATGTTTTGAAAGGATTAGATAGAGAAAAAGAGAATGAACTTGTGAAACAAGTGGCTATATCGTCAGCTAATAATAATCCTGATATTGGGTTAGCTGTTGCTGAATTGTTTATAACTCGTAAGAGCGATAACCTATTCGTGACTGCTGAAACAACATTTGAGGATGAGACTGAAATAGAACGCAATGTTGGTTTCGAGTTCGGGACAGGCTTTATTCATCCGAGCATGGCCAACCAGCCAGATAAAGTGACATGCAGAATGATGGATCCTAAGTTTTTGTTGGTAGATGGTCCATTAACTGTTAACGATATGAATGAACTCAGTCGTATAATAGAGCATGTCAATTTGACAATGCATAAACCTCTTGTGATAATAGCGAGAGAGTTTGATCAACCTGTAATGAATGATCTTATCAGAAGAACTACCAGATATGTTGACGGTAGAGCTGGTAATACCATCCACGAGAAAGAAGATATAGTAGCACTTACAGTTAATACCACATATGAGAATTCGAAAGATAGATTAGACGATCTTAGAATTATCTTAGGTGGAACTGTACTTACTACTACTAAAGGACAAATCATTAACTTCAAGAATAATGTCACTTTCTTAGAGACATTACTTGGTGGAGCTGATGAGTTTGTTGGTACACAGTTGAGGACTCGTATAAAGAGTGGACACGGCGATAAAGAGGCTGTGCTAGAGAGAATCAAGAGTCTTGAAGATACACTAAAGACATTAGAAAATCTCCAGTCATCTGGTATCAACGATGTCTTATCTGTCGTTTCTCTAGATAAGGTGAGACGCCGTATTGCCATGCTCAATAGTGACATGACAGTTGTTAAAGTAGGCGGAGTAAATGAGAAAGAGAGACGGACTAAGAAACTCATTTATGACGATACTATAATGGCTTGCTTTGCTGCTATCAAACACGGGTTTACTCTTGGTGGAAATGTCTCTATACCCCATATCATCCACACTAAATTTAATGAGATAAATGATAAGGTTGTAGAGAAAATACTCGGTAGCGGTAAACATGTCATAGTTGGTAATAATAAGGAGAATGTCGCACAGATAGCTTCCGATATACTTATAATCGTGGCAACTTCGTTCCGTTCTGCTTACCTTAGGGTGTTGGAGAATATGGTTGGTGATGGTACAGCGGCTTACAAAGAGATTGAAGATAAGGTATACAATGGTGATAAACAAGATAAGGCCGTTGTATACGATCTGGTTAAGGGCGCTTATGTTAAATTGACAGACGATAACTCATTACTTTCACCTGGTAATACAGACTTCGAATTAATGGCGGCTGTATTCGGGGCTGTTGGTAATTTGGTATCGTCTAACCAGTTGTTGTCGATTTTACCGGGGGATCAGACTGTATTTAAACCAAGGAAAGCTGATTAGGGAGTAACTATGTCTGATATGTACGATGAACTGGACAAGATGCACACTGAGATATTAGGTAATTCGAATGAAGAGATCGATGTATTAAACAAAGGTACAGAAATAACCCACGATGAACTTAGTGCTATACACGAAACGGCTGATAAGATCCATAGAGACGATATAAGGGGGAGTCTCGTGGATCTTACAGCTACTATTAGAAGGTGGGTTAGAGGTAATGTACTGAAGATTGTTGAATCTCACTCAGAACACTTTATCAGATTCTGTTATAGAGTCGAGAATATCAAAGAGAACAATGTTAACTTTGATGATAAAGCTGCTGAGCTATTCGAAGTCGAAGTGGATAATAATGAGCATGAGTATGTGTTGGATCTTTACGATAGCGATTCAACGCTCACTTTATGTATCATCTATTCTCCAAACGAGAAGACTATTTATATATACCATGTGACATATGAATCCGAGTTCATGAAAATAGCTTTATATCTTAAAGTCCCCTGTTACGTTTGAGGAGGAAGTATGGTTTCCAAGATTGATGATCTCGATAATGCTATTGAGCACTGTTATGTAAGGCCAGCTGTTATTGAGATCGAGTCTACTGGTTGTCCGAAGTGTCGCATAATGAACGATATGATGCATCAAGCTGCTAGGGATCCGAAGGTTGAGGATCTAGTTGACTTTATGACTATCAATATCAGTGGGAAAGAGGAGTGTGTTGCCAAATTTGGTATAACAAACTTGCCGTCTTTTCTGTTCATAATGCACGACGAGAACCATGGTGGTAGGGTTAAATCCTGTAAAGCTGGAGTAATGGGTATCAAAGCTTTTCTAAAGACTATAACAGAAGAGTTAGAGATTCCTGTTGCTGAGGGTATAGAGAAGGTCGCTCCATACGACGATTAACAATATAACGGCCGGTAACACGGCCGTTATTATTTTTTAATTTCGCGATTAACTATATATTGAGTGGTGAGATGGAATAAACTATCTCATCACGAAAGGAAATTAATATGGAAGTTACATTACATTCAGGACCTAAACATACACTAGATGATGTTATAAAAATGGCATTATTCTGTGGAGGAATAGATCCTAGTGAATCTCATGAATGGTCTATTAACAATTTCACTGTTGATCAACTAACACAAAACGGTGTAAGAGAAGCAGAGTTCGAAATAGTAGAGAACTTAATTGAAGAACAAAAGTAAACAAAGACGGGAACGGTGGCGGGTGTATCTGGTTAGTGGATACACACAGTACCCCTACAACCGCTGTATCGGTCGATGGTCGGGAGCCGTCATCCAGACAACGAATGTGGCCCCACCGTTTCCACTTTTATTCAAGGAGAGAGAGATGACTTTCGAAGAATTTTATGATAGTGTAGTTTTGGATTGTAA